TGGCCTGCGCGGGCGTGAGCAGTCCGCCCGGCGTGATGCGCCGCAGCGCGTTGGCGGCGGCGAGCTGCGTCTTCGCCGTGAGGTCGGGCTGGTAGGGGTCGCGCGCCTTGTAGCTGACCGGCGCGGAACCCGGCCCGAAGGGCTTGCTCATGTTGGCCGGGAGCCCCGAGGAGGCGCGCATGCTGTTCGTGATCGTCTGGAGCGTGGCCTTGCGGTTGTTCTCCGCGATGATCTGCGCGCGCATGCGGTCGTCGCGCGACTTCTGCTGCGCCGCGGCGACCGTCAGCGCGTGCGCGCGCCCGGCGGGCGTGCGAGCCGAGAAGCCCGAGGGGTCGGGCGGCGCAAGCGGCGGCGTGACGGCGAAGACGTTCTTCGGCGTCGTCGCCTTGGGCTTCGGCTTGGTCGTCGGGAAGGCCGGGTGCCTGGCGGCGGGTGCCCGGTTCTTCCCCCCGGCTGCGTGATGTGGGGGCACCTAGCCCGGCTGACCGTAGCGGGAGCGGAACAGGTCCTGGAGCGCCTTGGTCGAGAGCGGGGAGTGCAGGGTGGCGTTGACCGAGACGAGCGAGCGCCAGGCGTTCATGCGACGAGTGTAGGTGCCGTATTGCCCGGTCACGGTGCCCGACGTGCCGCCCGGCCCACCCAGATACTTGGCCTCGTTGGTCGTCCAGAAGCCGGGGTTCGCCGGGTCGGTCAGATCGGGCTTGTTGACCACCTTGTAGTGCAGCGCCTTGGCCGTGGCCTCCTCGCGCGTCTTCCCGTAGAACGTGAACTTCTGGGGCTTGGCCGGGGAGCCGAACAGCGGCTTGGGCTGGTTCAGCAGGATCGAGACTTCGTACTCGCCCGCGTGCGCGCCCGTGCCCGCGCCCTTCTTGCCGCCCATCGTGTTGTAGACCTTATCGGCGCTCAGCAGACCGGCCCGCAACGCCTTCTTGTCGGCGGCGTCGAAGGTCACGCCCTGCTTCTTCTCGGCCAGCGTGATGGCATTGGCCACGCGCTTGGCGGCCGTGGCGGCATTCTGGCCCGCCGTGTATTCGGTGGCCGTGTTGTGCCGGATCGTCTCCTTCAGCTTCTGCCCGGCCACGGTGTTCGTCTGACCGGCGGCGAGCGCGGCCAGCTCGCTCTTGTATTCGTTGACGGCCGTGGTCGAGAGGTTGGCGTAGTTCTTCTGCTCCAGGTCGCCCGCCTGCGCGATGATCTTGCGCCGGTCGGCCTCGCGCTGCGCGAGCGCGTCAGACTGCGCGCGGTTGACGGCACCCACGTTCCCGGCCCCCATCATCGTCGCGCTGGGCACGAGCGAGGAGAGGTAGGCACCGAAGATGGAGCCGTAGGCCGCCGGGTTCGAGCCCGCCTGCACGTTCACGTTCGTGGTCGGAGTGGCGTCGGCGGGAGCCCCGGCGCGAGCGGCGTAGGCGTCCTGCTGGGTGTTGGCCGCCGTCTGCGTCGTGCCAGCCGCTCCTGCCAGCGCCGTGGCCACGTTCGTCTGGTACTGGCCCGCCTTCTCCAACCAGTCGCGGTGCGCCTGCACGAGCGGCGCGATGGCCGCGCGCTGCGCGTCGTAGGGCCGTGCCAGCTCGGCGTCGGTCGGAAGCTGGCCCTGCATGTCCGCGATGGACTTCCAGGTCTGGGCGTGCGCCTTGGCGCGCAGCTCGGAGGCCGACTCCAGCTTGGGCATGGCGGCGGCGGCGATCTGCTGCTGGTGTGCCGGATTCGCGGCCCACCGCTTGGCGGTGAGCGCCTTCCAGCCGGGATGCGACGCCAGCCAGGCGGCGTCCGTGCCCGGCTTCTTCGGCTTGGGCTGGACGTGCCCTCCGGGGCTCTTGAAGATCGTGCTCATGTGACGTGCCCCATTCCGCCCATGACGGGCTTGATGACCTTGGCTTTGGGCGGCTTGACGCTGCCCGCCTCCGGGCCGGTGCGGACGTACGGACCCTGCGGCGTCGGGTAGTTCGTGCCGACTCCGCTCGGCGTGCCGACGGGCTGGTCGGCCAGGCTCGGGACGTTCACCGTTGGGGTCGGGTCGGGCGCGGGCGCGGGCGCTTGCTCGGCCGCGTCGAACAGGCCGGAGACGTACTTGGCGTAGTCGCTCGTGGCGTTGCCGATGTCCGTGCCCTCGCCCGAGATGGCCTCGCGCACGCCACGCTTGTAGTTCTCGTTGTTGGCGTTCAGAGCGCCCGCCGCAGCACCAGACTCCTCCAGGCCAGCGGCGGCGGCGGTGTTGATCGAGCCCTGGTTGGCGCTCGCCACGCCCTCCCGCAACTTCTGGGCGATGGAATCCGGGTTGGGCTCGATGGCCTGCCCGTTCGTCATGGCCATCTGGTCAGGGGTCGGGTCGAACCCGTACTTGAACAGGATGTCATGGATCGACTTCTGATAGGCAGGCGTGGCCGTGGTGTAGCCCGCCGTGTTCTTGACAGTATCCCAGCCTGGGATCGCTGCCCATGTATCCCAGATGGTCACTTAGTTATCACTCCCATAGGTGGACAATAGGATCGTCTCGAAGAAGTTCGAGTTCACGCCCCCGCCGACGCTGACCGTCGCGGTGGTACTGAGCCAGAATCCGATCTGGTCGCCCGCCCGCGCGAACCAGAGTCCGCTGAAAGTCATGTAGGTGCCGAAGGCTGCCGGGACGCCGTAGTTGGTGGCCTCGTCCACGACGAAGATTTGCCCCGGGTCGGTGATCATGCCCCACACGCCGACGTTTCCCCCGGCCACGCCGCCGCAGCGCAAACGCGCGTGAGCCCAGTAGACGCCGGGCGTGGTGCAGGTGAAGTAGGTGGTGCCGCGGATCAGGTTGTCGGTATCGACGACCTTGGTGTCGAACGGGAGGAAGCTGTTGCCTGCTCCATAGCTCGGATTGCCAGCCGCGTAGAACATCTTCGCCCTGGGCATGTTCTGGATGCGCTCGGACACGGCGTCCGTCTGGCCGCCGCGCGTAGCCGAGTAGAAGCGCGCCGGGTCGCCAGCGCGGTAATCCTCCAGGTCGGTGGTCGGCGTGGTTCCGTAGTTGGGCAACTTCTCCCACGGGTCGCCGCGCATATCGTCTCTATTCGGCATGAGGATCACGCTCCGACCAGGAGTGGGTGATGCCGTACAGCTCGAACCCGTCGGCCCCCTGTGTTCCGCCGGAGTCGGTGTCGTTGATGCGGTACACCATGGCGGACTGGTTGGACTGCGCGCCCTGGCTGACGGTGTTGAGGTCGATGTCGCGCTGATCCATGTTCTGGATCGTGCCGCCCGAGGTGTAGGCCGCGTTGCCGTAGCTGCCCATCAGGGTCACGGTCGTGCCCGTGACGGCCAGTACGCGGAACGGCCCGTTGGCGTTCGTGTTGCCGCCCACGCCCTGCACATGCACCCAGGAGTCCACCTTGATGTCGTGCGTGCCGCAGGTGATCACGATGGGAGAGGCGTTGCTGGCGGCCGTGACGGTGTACACGTCCTGCCTCGGGAGGAACGTGGAGGTGCCGCCCGCAGGCATCTCGGCCGAGTCGAGTACCGCAGCAGGAGTCACGGCAACGCCGGGGCCGCCGATGTTCTCGTACTCGATGGTGGCCTTCTCCCAGGTCTTCTGGATCGTGGGGGAGTCCTCGGTGTAGGCGCGCGTGACGACTTCGAAGTTGACGGTCGTGTTGTCGTTGTCGGCCTTGGTGGCAGAGTTCGGATCGAACATGGATTCGAGCTTCACGAGCTGGCCGTTCGTCATACTTGCGGAGCCGCCGCCCGATGCCGCCTTCAGACCCCAGGTGCGACTGGGCGTGATCGGGTCCTGCTCTCCGCAGAGCACGAACCAGGAAGCGGGCATACTGGACTTTCCGCTGATGACGCTCCAAGCCAGCGTGTCGAGGTTCAGCATTAGGCCCCAGAGCACGCTGTTGCTGACGCCGCAGATGTAGTAGTGGTTGCCGTAGATGACGCCGCTGCCATAGATAGCGAAGGACGGGCCAGCCACGAGAGACTTCCAATAGCCGCTGATCTTGCCGGACATCAGGGGGCGCAGACTGGCACCGTCCGTGGCGTAGACGCCGGAGTCGTGCGCGAAGACCAGCCCGCGGGGCGTGCGGCGCATGCTGCGCTCACTCATGCAGCCCACGCTGTTGGGAATCTCGCGCACGGCCCAGGTAATGGACTGGGTGGTGCCGTACTGCGTCGTGAGATTGCCGGTCAGGCGAAAAGCCCGGAAGCCGGTGAAGATAATGGCGTCTCCGAATCCCGTGGGGGCCATGGCGGTGATGCCCTCCTGCACGGGGATGTCGAAGTAGTTGAGTGCCGGATAGCCGTCGTTAGCCATGAACGTGAGCCCGTACATCCTGGCCACGGTCACATTGCCCGATACGTCCCCCTCCAACAGCAGGCTGGAGAACCAGACGCGCCGGGGCGTGGGGTCGTTGTAGACGCCATCGCTGCGCGAGAGGTTGCCGAGCACGACGCGCCCCTGGTGGCTCATGCCGACGAGTCCGCCCACGCTTGGGAGCTGCCCATTGACCACGATATTCACGGGGTCGAGGCAGTTGAAGGCAACCCCGCCCGTGATGCTGGTAGGCGTGAAGTCCGGGATTGGCCAGACCTCGAAGTGCGTGCTGTTGACGAGCCTCGTGATGCGGTATGCGCCAGAAGCGAGGGCCGTGTTCTGCCAGACGAATATCTGGCCGACCTGCATATTGGTGAGTGGGTTGTCGGCCGCGGCCACGGTGATGCGCGCATTCCCCGCCGTGACCACCAGACTGGCTGGGGTGGTGAGGGTGTATTGGGCCACGCTACCGCTGGCCCCGGCGACCCAGATCGGCCTCGCGTTGAAGACAGTGACGGGGGAGTATTGGGGGAAGCAGAGGCAGCCGTGGTGCAGGAACGGGCGTCCGCCGCTGAAGTTGTTGTCAGACTGATTGATGGCCTGGGTGCTGGTGATGGCACCCGTAGCCGGATTGATGAAGTCCATGCCGTTGCTGAGCGAGTCGCGGTTCGCGTAGAGGCGCAGGTTGTTCTTCGTGTCGATCATCACGCCCAGGTTGAGGCCCGCGTAGGTAGCAGTAGAGCCGAGGCCCGTGACGCCGCCGCGCTTGCGCGCGATGCCCACCTTGTCGAACAGCATGTTCTTGGAGCTGTAAAGCGCGCCCTCGGGCAGCAGGAAGCTGGCCTCATCCTGGATGAAGCCCTGGTCGAAGCGTCGGTGCTGGCTGGTCGGCATCTAGGTGTGCTTGTCGTAGGGTCGGGTCTGCGGGTCGAAGGTGGCCGGGCTCTGGCCAGTGATCGGGTAGATGTCGGCACCCTGTACGAACTGCATGAGCTGTTGGTCGCGCAGGCGCATGCCCATGTCCTCGCTCATGGCGACGGCGATGCGCTCCTTGAACAGGGCGCGGAACTGGGCGGCCTTCTGCACGTTGCCGATGGCCTCGTGCATGTAGGCGTTCGCGCCCACCACGAGCGCGTAGTGGTAGGCACCCGGCATGATCGGCACGTCGGCGTCCGCCGTCAGCTCAATCGAGCCGACGTGGCGGAAGTAGCGGATGATCAACTGCTGGCCGTGCGCGGCCGTCGCCAGCGGGATCGGAGCGACCGCGAGCGCCGTCTGGCCGCCCGAGACGACCGCCGAGCTGGAGGCCGCCGGGAGCGCGCCGCGCACGCAGTAGACGGCGGGCTCTCCCGCTGTCGTGACGTGCCCGAACACGCGGTCGAAGTCGGCCTGCTTGAACTCGGTCAGCGCCTTGCGGTCGGTGCCCGTGCTCATCTCCATGTTCACGTCGATCAGGCCGTCGAAGTCCGGGACGACCGGCGAGGTGCCGGTCAGCACGTAGGTCTGCTGCGAGGCCACGAGCGGCACGGCGGCCTGGCTGATCTCGGTGAACGACCACTGGCGCGCCGAGATGAACTCGTGGTAGGCCGAGTTGACCGCCAGCTTGCAGCGGCCCACGTTGGCGGTGGGGAAGTTCGACGCCACCTCGCCGTAGATCGTCTGGAAGTTCACTCAGTAACCTCGTCTTTCGGAGCGAGAGGGCCTTCGGAATCCGGGCCTGGGGAATCGCTGCCAGGCATCCGAGCGGTTGGCCGGGAAGTCCGGCGGTTGCCAGATGACCCACTCTCCCCCGCCGCCCGGTGGGGGCGGGGGGACTATGATGATCGCGCCCGTCCCCGCGAACACGACTCCGCTCGTGGCGAAGGTCAGGCGCGTGGGCGCGGTGATGTTCGCGAACGCGCCGAACGCGACGGTGCCCGTGGCGGGCGCGATGAACGCGATGGTGGGGGCCGAGATCGCGCCAGTACCGCCGAACGCGACGTTGCCAGCGGACGGGGTGATGAACGGGATGATGGGAGCCGAGACCGTGCCCGCGCCGCTGAAGGTGACGTTGCTGGTAGCGGACGTGATGAAGGCCGGGGCGCTGAGCGCGCCCGTCGCGTTGAACGTGACGTTGCCCGCGGCCGGGAGGATCGGCACCCCGCCGGACGTGATCGTGCCGGTGCCGCCGAACGAGACGCCCGCGCTGGCGAACGTGATCTGCGTGGGGGCGGTGATGCTGCCGCCGCCGGACGCGAAGTTGAACTGGACTTTGCCCTGCGAGGTGGCGACGATCATGGCCGCAGCGGTGATCGCGCCCGTGCCGGTGAAGCTGACGTTGGCGGTGCCCGAGACCTGCGGGATGATCGTGATGGCCCCGGTGCCGTTGAACACGACGCCCGCGCTGGCGGGAGTGATGCTGGTAGGGGCGGTGATCGAGGCGCTGCCGCTGAACACGACGCCGCTGGTCGCGGGCGTGATGAAGGTCGCGGCGGTCAGCGATCCGGTGCCGTTGAACGTGACTCCGCTCGTGGCCGGGACGATGGCCGCCGCGCCGGGGGCGAAGATCGCACCCGTGCCGCTGAACGTCACGTTCGCGGTGCCGCTTACCTGGGGGATTGAGGTGATCGAGCCCGTGCCGGAGAAGCTGACACCGGCCGCTGCGGGCGTGACTGCCGAGGGGGCGGTGATCGACCCGGTGCCGCTGAAGCTGACGCTGCCCGTGGCGGGCGTAATGGCCGACGGCGCGGTGATCGTCCCCGACCCGCCGAAGGCCACGCCGCTGGTTGCGGGCGTGATGCTGGTGTTGGCGGTGATCGACCCGGACGCTCCGAACGAGACGCCCGCCGCTGCGGGCACCACCGGGGCGGCGGCGATGCTCTGGTCGCCCGGTCCGAGGTAGGGGTAGAGGCTCCCCGGACCGAGATCGAGAGGGACGCGCGAGCCGAGTGGGCCGCCGATCCAGGGCATCTAGTTCAGGCACTCCAGGTGGTAGCGATGCACCTGGATCGTGTTGGAGGCGCTGGCCGCGCTCCACTGGGCCGCGATGCCGAGGACGTTCGCGACGGTGGTATCCACGGGCTGCGTGGCCGGTGCCGTCGAGGGCATGATGACTGTCGCCACCAGCGCGGTGGTCGCGCCCGTGAGGTTCGGCAGGTCGAACTCGCCCATGCACATGAGCGTGCCGCCCGTGCCCGAGCTGCGGCAGACGATGGTGCCCTCTGCGCGCCACGACTCGTTCGTCGCCACCGTGGCGCGCGTCACGAGAGCACCAGTGGAGAAGACTGCCGTGGCCGAGAGCGTCGCGGTGCCAATATGCACCTTGAACGTGATGGTCGGCGTGGCCGTGACGATGTTCGAGATCCTGCCGCCTAGCGTGAAACGGATCGTCGTGCCCTGGATGAAGTAGTTGGCCGGGAACACGAAGTCCGGCACGATGATGGCCTCCGTCGCGCTGTTGCCGACGGCGGTGCCGTCAGCCGTGGTGGAGACGAGCAGTTCGTTGAATGCCTGGCGAGTCATACCTGCGTGGTCCTCCGATGGGCGTACAGTGGGTTGGAGGCGAACGCGCCCTCCTCGATGCTGAGCATGGCTCCGATCCAGGAAGCTGCGCTGGCGTCCGTGGGCGCGGTCGAGGTGGATGCTGGGGCTCCGCTGGGCACGAGGTAGCAGATGTTCGTCTCGCGGGCCACGCTGCCGCCGCCCGAGTTGTTTCCGCCCAGGCTGATGGTGAAGCCGTTGGTCGCGCCCGTCAGGGTCTGCCCCGCGTTCGCTCCCGTGTTCTCCGCGATGCAGTAGACGAGCAGGCCGCCCGTCGCGAGCGGCGTGACCGGGAGCGACCCGAGCGTGGTCGTCGCGTTGTTCTGGAAGCGGTTGACTGTCACGAGCGGCTGGAGGAATCCCGAGAAGCGCCACACGCCCAGGCTGCGCCGCGAAGCAGTCGCGCCCACGGTCTGCGTGATCGAGTCGGCTACCAGGAGCTGCCTGGTGACGAGACAGGTGTGGATATGCAGGGTGCCGAAGCCTCCAGTGGAGTAACACTGGTTCATCGCTTCTTGCCACACGTTGGGAGCGCCCAAGCCGCTGGCGCTGTCGGTGATCGTCATGGTCTCGACACCGGCCGCGCTGTTGGTGGCGCTCACGGCGACCAGCAGGTCGCCCGCGGGCACTGCGGAGGGAGAGACGGCCGGGCTGAGGACGGTGCCGCTCGCTCCCGAGGAGCCCTGCGCCGTGCGGTTGACGAAAGCGGGGGCCATCAGCAGGCCGCGCTGACGTGGGAGGGGAACTGGCCGGGCAGTTGCAGCGTCGCGGAGGGGGCGGCGGCGGTGGCCGTCATGAACGTGACCTGCTTGACGCCCCACCGTGCAGCCACCACGCTCCAGGACGCTGTGGTGCTGACCGCCGCCGTGCTAGCCGTCTCCTGCCACGCGAAGCCAAGCTTGCCGTTGTTGGTCGTCGGAGGGGCCGAGACGTACCCGTTCGTGAAGGCCGGGCTTGGGACAGTCACGTCGTGCCCGACAATGCAGATCGCTAGCTCCTGCGCCTGCGCGAGCGTGCCCGAGCTGCCCGACGCAGACGCCGTGCCCGTCGCAGTCCCGGCGGCGGTGTGCGTCTCTTGGTCTACCGGCGATGTCAGCCAGCCATTCGGGTTGGCGAACTCGTAGGTGTACGTCACCCAGTCCTGCGTGCTGGTCGTCTCACCGATATGTCCCGGCGTCGCGTCGCCCCCGGCGGCGATCTTCCAGTAGCCGCCGTACACGCCGCCGATGCCCGCCGTGTAGAACTGGAAGGGCGTGAAGGGCATGGCGGTGTAGCCCGCCGGAGTGGTGCCCCAGGTGCCCGCGGTGATGTTGACCTCGCAGCAACAGATGATCAGCAAGTTGCCCGCCACTGGCGACGAGCCCCACGCCGGGGGCGTCGCGTCCAGCGTGCCGGTGCTAGCCGAGCCGTTCGACTGGACGAGGGTGATCGCCACTAGCCGAACACCCCCTGCCCGCGTCCGGGGATGGTGATGCTCTGCGCCAGCGCGCCGCCGCCGAACTGGTCGAGCTGCGGCGTGTTACCGGCGTCCGTCTGGAAGCCGATGCTGCCACCGTTGCGGTACGTCGAGTCGCCAGCGGCGAGGATGACCGTTCCGTTCTTCCACATCTGCATCTGCTGCCCCACGATCAGGAAGCCGTAGGTGTCACCGATCACCGTCGAGCCGAACGAGCCCGACGCGAGCAGCGTCCCGGTGAGCGTGCGGATCTCGTGATTGCCGCCCGCGCTCACGAGCGCGCGGTAGCCCCGCACGTTGGCGTGGTTGTAGCGCAGCACCAGCGAGCCGGACTGGCTCGTGTTGGCGGTCTTCCACCAGCACTCCATGTCCGGCGTGTCGATGATCGTGCCCCAGAAGTTCGAGGCCGGAGTGCTGATCGACGGGACGGCCTTGGTGGGCGTCGCGTCCGTCACGAAGGTCGAGTCGCCCGCGTTGTATATCTCGGTCGTGGACCAGCCAGCGCGTGCGTTCAGGCTCTGGCTCGCGCCCGAGTTGAAGTCGTCCAGGACGTTCGTGGCCGGGAACTGCAACGCTAGGTGCTGGTCAGGGTGAAGCCGCCAGCGGCGACGGTGGGCGGCGTCTGCGTGGTCGAGATGACCGTCGAGGTGCAGGTGCCGAAGAACGTGATGTCGCCCGCGTTGCCGCGCGTGACGGCCGTGCCGAGCACGATGCACCAGTTGGTCACGGTGCTCGTGGAGCCGGTGCAGGCGGGCCACGTCTTCTGCGCGACGGGCATCGTCATCGTCGCGTTCGGCGGGTGCGCGCCCGTGCCCGCAGCGTTGTAGTCCGACGCCGCCAGGCTGAGCCGGGCATACGACGTGTAGTTGGCCTCGACGTTGTTCGTGGTCGTGATCGTCACGCCCGTGTCGGCCTGGAGCGCCGTGCCGGTCAGCAGCGCCACGTAGTTCGGCGTGACGAGCGTGTAGCTCGTCTTGCCGTTCAGGTGGTCGAGGATCTTCGCGGCGGCGACATCAGCGATGTTGAACAGGATGCCGATGCCGCGCGGATTCCAGCCCTCGACGTGCAGCCCGCCGACGGGCGCTCCGAGCGCGCGCCGGATCGCCTCGCCGTAGGAGTGGAAGTGGCCGCCCGGAGTCCACAGTTCGGGGGCGTTGAGGTGGCGCTGAGGACGCCACGGGAGAGCGATGCCGCTCATGCGCTACCTGCCTTGATGTTGGTGATCTTCTCCCACCCTTCGGGAGTGGCCTCCCAGATGCCGTGCGCGTTCTGGGTCACGTCTCCGTCGGCCTGAAGTTCGGAGAGGATCACGCCGACTTTCGCCTCGTCGCCGGGGCCGATGCCGAACGTGTAGGGGTCGGCCGCGAGCCGCTCGCACAGCACGCTGAACGAGATGCCGTGCCCGAGGTTGCAGCGCGCCAGCACGCGGCGGTGCTCGTCGGACGCGAAGACCTGCTCTCCGGCAGGGTCCGGGGTGAATAGGTGTGCGGGTGCTTTAGCCATTAGTACCGCCAGTCGGTGCTGTTGTCGTGGGGCACGAGGCGGCGACCACGAGCCGGGCCGATCACGGCCCTGCGCGACATGCTGCCCCCGCGCTGGTTGCGCCAGGCCCGGTACTCCCCGATCTTCTTGTCGAACAGGGAGGTGTATTGCATGGAGTATTCGGGCGAGGATTGGCGCATGGCGCGCTGGATCGCCCGCACCTCGTACAGCTCGTGCCACTCCGGCGGAAGTCCGCTCGGAATGTCCCCATCAGCCACGAGATCGGCTGGGCGTGGGACGTAGTAGATGGTGATGGTGTCCCCCACGTTCTGCGTTATGGGGTAGACGACGAACAGGTCGAGGCCCTCCAGCGCGTACAGGTTGATGTACGTGCTGTTGACGAAGTTCTGCCGGAGTTGCCTGATGTTCCAGGCCGTGGTCTCCTCCAGCGTCCAGGGCTGGGAGCCCGAGATCGAGGTGTAGACCACCTCCCTGATGCTGGTCAAGTCGGTGATTCCGAAGTCAGCCGAGAGGCTGTAGTCGCTCTGGTTGGCGACGATCACCTCTACCGTCGTCTTCATGGCGGGGCGGCAGAGAGCGTCTACCTGCTTGACCGCCTCGTTGATGTCTTCCTTGATCTGGTCCCGGTTGCCACCAGTGAGGTTGCCGCCACGTAGGGTGGCGTCCAGCACCCTGTTCTGAAGCATCAGGAAGGTGCTCATCCAGTCCCCTTCATCTCCTCGTGGGGATTGACGCCATGGTCATTGATACCCAGCGCCTCGGGGTTGATGGGAGCTGCACAGAGAGGGCAGCGCCCCTCGCGGATCAGCCGGTGGGCTACCGCGAGGGGCCGGATGTGGTTGTAGCCGGACTTCTCGGCCTCGATCCAGAGGCGCATGGTGAGCGCCGATGGGCGGGCCGGGAAGGTGGTGAGACACTGGTAGCAGGCCTCCATGCGCTGCACGCGGCCATAAGCCTCGTGCCCCAGGTGCCACATGATGGCGTGGCGGGCGTGGCGGGGGTCTCGCTCCTGGATTCCCCCCTCCACCTCCTGGGTCATGTCCTCCGCTCGCGCGTCGGTGATGGGCTTGCGCCAGTCGATCTGACTCATTTCAGACCGTAGCCGTGAGGTCGGCCTGCTCCAGCTCGCGCTTCGTCTGCTCGTCGGCCGCCTGCTCCAGCGCCACGATCAGGTCCTGGCGGCCACCGGCCGCCTTCTCGTACACCAGCGCGGCGTTGACGAGACCGCCGACCTTGGCGAAGGTGAGCACGTCGGCCACCTTGTATTCCCCGGCGATGGGGTAGGTCGGCCAGGGCGGCGCGATGTTGTAGTTGTCCACGCGCACGTAGTCACGGCCCAGCTCGTAATGGTTGAGCAACCAGTCCTCCACCTTCTCCTTCAGATCAGGCGGGCACATGGTCGGGTCGTCCGTGTCGAACAGCGACAGCCGCTGCCAGACATCGAAGGACTCGTGGGCGGTGGAGGAGTAGCCGAGATCGGCCGCGTCCTGGATGTTGATGTTGCCCTCGTCCTGACCCGGCACGCTGCCGAATGCGTAACGACCGCCGACCGCCAGAATCTGCTCCTGGGCGGCCGTCATCTCGGTCGTAGAGAGCGTGCGCTTCTGCCACTCGCAGGTGAAGCCGTCCGGGTTCTGGGTGTAGCGGGTGACGCCGTTCGCGCCGACTTCGGCGCGCTGCGTCGTGGACTCGAACGTCATCTTCAGAGCGGGGCTCTTGGAGACGAACTTCACTTGCTGTCCTTGGCAGGCAGCTTGGGCAGGGAGGGCTTGGAGTCCTCCGGCGTGCCGCCGACATCTGCGGCCGTGGCGTTGACCGCGTGGGCGACGATGACGTTGCCCGTGGGCTGCGTCTTCGTGGGGTCTCCCTCGTGGATTTCGACCGGCGTGCCGACCGACTTGGGCTGCACGTCCGGCACGAAGCCCTGCGCTTCCTGCTCGTCCTGGATGTCCTGGGAGAGCGTGACCACGCCGTCCTTATCGACTTGAACGTCCGTGGAGAAGTCCTCGGCGCGCTCGAACGGCTTGTCCTTGTCTTCAGCCATCTTGTTCCTCTCGGATTGTGAACATGACCGCGCGACCCCAAGCGAGGGCTGCCTGGGGGCGCGCGGTCAACTGTCGGATCAGATCAGGGGGCGTAGCCCGTGACGCCCTTCAGGATGGCGTGGCGACGCTCCTGCATCACGGCGATGCCCTGCTCGGTCAGGAACTCCTGCTTGTCGGAGTCCTCGTCGTTGCCCGCGCGCTTGGGCAGCAGGCGCGTTCCGCGCAGCACGCGGCGCTTGATCATGTCCATGTCGAGGATGAAGCACGAGCCGCCCAGCGAGGCCGAGCCAGCCGTGAAGTCGAGCCAGTCGCGGTGCTCCACGACATCGACGGTGAAGCCGTTGGACGCGCGGTACTTCGCGATGCTGACGCCCCAGGAGGTCGTGGTGTCCGGGTCGGGCGGCGCGAGGCGGTTGGCGGGCCAGGAGGCCAGCGCCGACATGATGATGGGCGCGACGATGGCCAGCTTGCGGTTCGAGCCGAAGCGGCTCTGGTTGAGCAGGAACGTCTCCCAGGCGACCTGGGTGAGCGAGGCCGTGGTCTGCACGTTCGTGGTGATGAACGAGGACAGGCCGCCCGTGAAGGCCTGCGGCTGAGCGCCCGAGGTGTCCAGGAAGCGCGTCCCGAGGAAGAACTTGTTCTCCCACATGCGCTTGTGGTCGGTGCTCTGCTTGTTGGCCTCGTAGCCCATCACGTCGCCCTGGCCGTACAGCTTGGAGGCCTTCAGGGTCTCGGTGAAGCCGAAGGGCGAGCGCAGAATCTCGGCGTAGTTGAACTGCCGCACCTTCTGCGTCTGCTTGAGGACCGGGATCAGCGCGCCCTCCTGCGAGGTCGTGCCCATCCGCACCAGGCCGTCCGCCGCGCCGCCGGACGCCAGGCCCGTGGTGCCCTGCTGGCCGCGCGTGACGGTCAGCGAGGTGACGGTGGAGGCCGTGACCAGCATCTTCTCGCCGGTCTGCTCGTCGTGGATGTAGTCGCCCGCCTTGAAGAACAGGCCCTGCGGCGAGGTCATCGTGATCGACGTGGCCACGTTCGTGAAGGCACCGGCCGCCTTGGCGTAGCGCGGGTTGTTCTCGTCCTCCAGCCACTCGAACGTCTGCGAGTAGCAGTCGCGCGAGTTGCCGGACAGCTTCATCAGAAGCGTGATCAGCGGAGCCTCCTCGGGCTCCAACTGGGCGATGACGGGCTCCATGTCCACGACCCTCTGATTCGAGAGGATCGTGAAGTCCGAGACCACGCCGGTAAGCATGGTGGGCATACGGGCTCCTGAGGGAGGGGTGAACGCGAGAAAGGTGCTTCCCGGTTGCCCAGCCGTCAGAGAGGCGCGCGGCCGAACCCGCGCGTTCCCCCGCTTCGAGCGAGGTCGGTACGCTGGCCCGAACTATAGCGCCCCGCCCCCCGGCGTCAAGGGGGCGGGGCGGAAGTTCTAGCGGGCCTGGCCCGGATTGAGGATGCGATCCTGCATGGCGGCGGCGTAGCCCTCGTCGTCGCCCGGCTCGGGCTGCGCGGTAGAGCGCCGCATGGTGCGCCCCTTCTTGGCGTTGGCCTGCGCCTCGGCGTCGGCCGCGGCCTGCTGCTCGCGCTGCTTGGCCTCCTCCACTCCGCGCGCCACCTGCTGCTCCAGAATCTGCTGCGACAGCTTGGGGCCTGCCATCTGGTAGAAGATCGAGTGCAGCGCGCTCTTGACCTGCTCGGCCGTGCGCAGCCCTTCGATCCAGGTCGTGAGGTGCGGGTTGGCGTCCACGAACTTGGCCAGGTCCTCGCGGTACTCGTTGATCATGGGCAGCTCGGCCACGGCGTTGCGGATGCCCTCGTCCTGGATCGTCTTCATGTAGTGCGCTTCGCGCTCGGCGTCCGCCTCCTGTTGCTGCTCTCGCAGCAGCTCGGAGTGCGCCATGGCGATCTCCTGCATGGCCTGGAAGGGGTTGGCCGCCGCCCACACGTTCATGGCGTAGTTGAACTGGTCCTCGTTCAGCATCGCCTTGTTGTTGAGGGCGAAGTCGCGTCCCTGCTCGGGGTTGGCCTGCACGAGCGCCACGAAGTCTTCCTCGGTGCGAATCTCGTTGACGCCGCCCGGCAGCAGAGGAGACGGGGGAGGCTGCTCCTCTGCTGCGGGCGGGGGCGCTGGGGGCGCTTCCGGGGGCCGCTGCGAGAAGCGGGTCTCCAGTTCCCGGTATGCGCGCCACGCATCGGCCTCCCCGCCGGGGAAGCGCGCCAGCATCTCCTGACGCCACTCCTCTGACCCGGCCGCGGGAGCCTCGCCGTCGGCCGGTGTGCCGTCTTCCGGCGGGTCGTCCGTGTCGTCATCTTCGTCATCGTCGGGCTCGGGCGGATCGGGGTCCAGCTCGGACAGTCCGCCCGACTCCTGGCCCGTCTCCGGGTTTATGCCGAAGGCCTCCTCGAAGGAGACCATCTCACTGTCATCGCTTGGCATTAGGCCCTCTGAACTTTCTTCTGAGCATCAGTTGTGAGGCGCTTCCACTCGGCCTCCAGCTTGTGCGGTTCGAGCAAGATGTCGTTGAGACCCCGGCAGTAGCCGATGATCTGACGCACCTCGGTGGCTGCCATGTCGTGCCTCGACATGATCAGTATTTGCATCTGGTGATCACGCAGCTTGGTCAGCCGCTCCACCATTAGCCCCCATGCCGTATTGGCCCTTAGGGCCTCCAGCATCAATGGAATCGGCGTCTCAGCCGTGATCTTGGTGGTCATTGCCCCCCGTTGAGTTGGCTAGTCATACCCGGCGAGAGCAGGGATGCCAGGCCAGGAGGAGGCGACACGGGTGCGCCGTTCCCCCCTCCTGGCCCCAGGGCTCCCGCTGCGGGGTTCGGCCCCGCGGGTCCCATCGTCGTGCCCGCTGGAGACATCTGCACCCAGTTCTCGATGTCCTTGACATCGAAGGAGTCCAGCAGCTTCTCGTACATGGGCACCATGTTGAAGTGAACGCCCATCATCTGGGCGATCTGGAGCGACGGCAGCAGGGTGTTGAACAGGGCCAGAGCCTCGTCGCGGCGCTGCTGGCGGTTCATGCTCTCGGTCGCTTCCTCGATGTCGTATTCGCAGTCGCACAGGATGTCCTGGGCGTGGACGGTCGTGAAGTCGTAGGGGGCGGTGGTATCTGTCCCCGGCACGCGCAGGTCGATGGGGCCGCGCCAATACTGCTGGTTCAGCGCGATCTCCTGACGCCCCTTCTCCTTCAGGGCGTCGTAGACGCGCTGGCGCTTGGTGAGAACGCGGGCCTGCGCGGCGTTCTGCATGATCGAGATGCCGGTGGCCGTGTTGTTCTGCATGGCCTCGGGCGCGCTGCCGCCCAGGTACTGGATGGCGGCCGTGAGGTTGAGCAGGTCGGACTTCAGCTCCGCTTCGGCCTCCAGGCTGGCCTGCCCGATGTTCTGGTTGGGCGTCCACATCTGGACTTCCTGGGGGTCTGAGACGGGCCAGATCGCTCCCGGCTCGAACACCAGCTTGTCGGGGTCGTCAATGGTGTCCCTGATCATCACGATGGCGTTGGAGATCAGGCGCGTGTTGTCGAGGCGCTGGTTGAGGAAGGTCCAGATGGCGGCCTGGATGTCCTTGATCAGCTCGACCTCTGAGATGCCCTCCATGCTGTAGAGGTCGGGCACCGGGGTGGCGATCACGAAGGGCAGCTTCAGGTGCCAGTAGGGCATGGGCTCGGAGCGGATCAGGACGGTGCCGTTGGCGACGCAGATCAGGCGCTCGCGGTCCCAGTATTCGAGCACCTCGACCAGCTTCGACTTGTCGCGCTGGATGGCCTCGTTCTTCATGGGCGAGCGCCCGCCGCCGCCGCGCGGCTGATCCTTCAGCATGCTGAGGTTGACGTAGTTGTCGGAGTCGGCCTTCAGGCTCTCATACGTCACCCACCAGCGCGCGATGGCGAAGTCGGAGTCGTCCAGGCGCGAGGCGCTGGGGTCCCAGAAGAAGTCCGAGGCGTCGATGGGGTCGAAGACCGGCTGGTCCTTGGTCGTTTCCATCGACTCCTGCTCGGACATCTGCCCGCTCACGGGGTCGTAGACGCGGCGCTTGCACTTGACCTGCCTGCTCTCCCAGCCGATCTTGGCGGGCGAGACGCCCAGCACGAGCGCCTGCTTGACCCACTGGGCGTACTTCTCGTCGAAGTTGTCGTTGCGGCGCTGGATCGGCAGAATCTTGTTGAGCGCCATCGCTCCCGGCATGTCCTTCTTGCCGTTGGGTAGCACGGTGTCCCTGGGGTGCTCGGCCGCGATCATGGAGTAGATGGTCTCGATGATCTGGAAGACGTAGGGCGGCGATAGCTGCGACTGCCATACGTCCTCGATGCGCTCCAGGATGCCCAGGTAGGCGCGATAGCGGTCGATGTACCGCTTCTCGCGCTGGCGCATGGTGGTGGCGTTGGTCGCGCGCCGGAAGCAGCGCATCACGAGATCGACTTCGCGTTGCTCCTCGGTCGAGAGGACGCCGTTCTCGGCCATCTAGTAGCCCGAGCCGTCCCCGAGCCCCGAGTCCATCTGTCCGGGCGCGCTCGGCATGGGCGGCGGCGTCGGACTGCCGGGCAGCGTGGTGCCCATCTCGCCGGGCACGTTGGGCTGCTGGCGCAGAAGCATCGTGATGCCCTGGGCGGCGGCCTGGTCCTGCTGCTGCTGGAACTGGCCCTGATCCTGCGCCTGAACGGCCTGGATCACGGCCATGTAGGTCTGCGGATCGGTGCTGGGGAAGCCCTGCGGAGGCACCATCGCGCCCGCATTCGGGTCTCCTGGCACTCCGGGCGGGCCGGGAGGGGCCGCGCCGCCGGGCGGCATCGGCATCGGGCCGTTCGCGGAGGGAAGGCCGGGAGGGGCGTTCGGGTCAACAGCCATGCTGGTTCTCCTGGGTCAACGCCGTGCCCTCATCAGCGTATCCTCGAAGCGGCGCGGTCGCTTGCGCTGCTTCCTGAGCGTTTCCGAGACTTCGAGCAGCCTGATCGGCTTCCGTTGCGCGTACTCCTGCGCCACAATATAGGCTCCGGCGGCTGCCATCACAAGGTCGTCGTGGCATCCGGGGGCCGCCTCGGGCTTCGCGCCGATGATGAAGGTCATCATCTCGTCGCGCAGCGGGGCGTGGTTGAGCAGCTCGGGCGTCTCTCTGAGCACGTCGCGCAGCGTCTCCAGCATGAGCGGCCGGGTGGACACGCCGGTCGTCCAGCCGTAGCGCGCGCTGCGCTCGCCCGAGTAGGTCTGGTGGTTGCGGTCGCGGTGGATGGCCGAGTAGCCGATGTTGCGTAGCTCTTGCACGACCACCCAGCCGAAGCCGCCTGTCACCTCGGGGCAGATGATGGCGTTGTTGTAGATGCGGCCCAGCTTTGCGGCCTCCTTGCCCAGCATCCCGATGTCGATGCGGGAGTGCCAGACCGCCACGGTCTCCATGGTGGTGCAGTCGATGACCCACATGCACGACATGTCGGCCACGTCCATGGGATCGCGGAAGTGCCTGGCTCTGGTCTCGGCTACCACACCGGCCGGGTCGATGAACATGACGTAGCGGTGCTCCTTCTCGGGCACCTTATAGACCCAGAGCGGGCCGCGCTCGTCTACCTCTGCCCTGACTTCCTTGCCCTTCTTCCACTCCCCCGTGAGACGACACCTTTTGTAGTCTAGTGATGGTCTAAATCTGTTGATGTAGTTTGCGCCGAAATACTGGCGGCCGGAGGAGATGAAAGCCTCAGTTGGGGTGGAGGGATACTCCTGATGGAAGCCTGCCAGGTCGGTGTCGTAGTCGGTGCGGATGATGTCTCTGCGCCAGGCCAACTGTCCGGGGCTAGCGTTGAGCATCTCCTTCAGGGCGTCTTCTTCGTCATCGAGTGGGCCGAGCCGTTCCCAGTCCCAGCCGGGTATATGGTAGATAGGGTCTTCCAGCCACGAGAAGAACAGTGGTGTATAACCGCTAAGTCCACGCTCTGCGCTGATCCAGCGGGAGTGGAAGGTGTTGTTGAGACCCTGAGCGGTTGACTCCATGATGACAACCGTACCGGGGGTCTTGGGTACGATGCTGAGCATAGAGCGTAGGACTTTCTCCCCGTGCTCCCACATTCCCACTTCCGAACAGTGAAGCAGGGTTGCTGCCGAAGCCCGCCCAGCATGGATGTCCTTAGCGGTCTCCGTTCTGAGGTCGGCACCATTGTCCAGACGGAGGCGTTTACCGAGATTCCCTCCAGCCTTGCCAGGCTGTAGTGCGCGCGGTAGGTTGTCATACATCGTCTCCGTCATCCCGAACAGCACCGAGGCGGCGTCGGATTCGTGGGCGATTGTGTAGGCCTTGACGTTGCGCCGGGTGAAGGCGCGGTGGGCGAAGGTGGCCTGCACGATGGTCGAGACGCCCTCGCGCCGGGCTTTCAGGACGATGATGCGGGAGGGTTCGTTTCTCGCCTCGGCGTCCAGGATCGCTCGGCGCACCTTGGACTGGATGGGGGTCGGCTGGAGCGTGACCAGCTCGTGCGTCAGGCGCTCTTGAATCCTCAGGTGGCGCTTGTACCAGCCGAAGTCGTGGATCGGGTTGACTTCGGGGCCGCCGCCGACCAGCTCCATCAGCGCGCACCGAGGCGGATGTCGGGCAGATTCTCGAAGATCGAGCGCGGCTCCAGGGCGGCGATCTCGGGGCCGAGGTTGAGTCGCGGCGCGGGCTCCAGGCCCCAGAGGTGGCGTGCCAGGGCTTCTCCGACGAAGCGCGTGTAGGCGGGCGGGATGGCTTGGGTCAGCTCGACGTTGCTCATCCAGTCGATGCCCATGGCGCGCTCGCGGTCTTCGCGCTCGCCGGGGTAGGTGCAGGCCCCGTAGACGTTTACGACGCCGACGAGGCGTTTCTTGCCGCGCGGGTCGGGGTTGGGGAAGCGCGGGACTTGCCATTCGTGCTGGCATTCGGGCTGCACGAGCGTGAAGTTCGTCTCGAACAGGCGGTGGCGGCGCACGTCCAGGCCGAACATCGAGCCGCATAGCATGGTGGGCAGCTCCAGCTCGTCTTTGGCTCCCGTGACGTTCTCGATCACGTAGGGCAGGCCGGAGCGGGCGATTTCGGCTCTGATTAGGCGGATTTCGTGCCCTCCGGCGGGCCGGTCCTCGTTGCGGTAGCGCATGGTGGAGTGGTACTGGCAGGGAGGCGAGGCGTGGATCGCGTCGAATAGGCCCAGGTTGAGCCATTTCATGGCGCGGAAGGCGTCCATCTTGATGAACTCGTAGGGGTAGTTCTGCTGCGCTTTGTGATCGACGCCGATGACTTCGAATCCGGCCTCCGCGTAGCCTTTGGATGCGCCGCCCGCGCCGCAGAACAGGTCAAGAATCCTCATGTGACGCGGACCCAGGGGCCGCTGCGGATAACGAACTGGCCGTTCCCCACGGGCGTCCAGGAAGGCGCGCTGCGTACCCAGATCGTGGTCATTCGTCGGCCGGGACGAGGCGGTAGAGGGTGCGGCTGAAGTCGGGGTGCTCCATGTCGGCCAGGAACGTCTCGGCTTCCTTCTTGGTGGCGAATCCGGTGATCTGGTGGTTGCCGTGCCCGTCTGTCGTGACGATGGCCCATTTCATTCTGAGTCGGCTCCGGTGGTCGAGAGGGGGGACTGCATGAGGAGCTGTTCTAGCGACTTCTCGGTCGAGATCGGCTCGGGATTCTTGCCGTATTTGAACTCCAAGAGCAGCTTGGCGGCTTGCACGTCGCCGTACTTCTCGACGCGGCCTTTGAGGTGGGTGATTAGGACTACTACGTCGTCGTCGGAGAGGTGCGCTTCGATCAGTTCTTGGCGCGAGCGCGGCACGTTGAGCGGGTCATGCACCGGGCTTCTCCATCAGCTTCTCCCAGGCCGCATTCCAGGATTCCTGGGTCAGTACCTTGGTGCTGACGAGCGAGGTGTTGAGGAAGGCCGCGAGGCCGGGGCCGGGGCGCTCGTGCGTGCCCAGCCACATCTCCTCCTCTAGCTCTCCGGGAGCCGCCCAGGGCCACTTTGTCACGCTCGCGAGCCTAGCACGGGGGGCGGACATCCACCCAGGAGCACGTCCGCCCCCCGGATTCTCAGCTTACTAGACGCCTGGAACGTCCTCGCGGCCGCTCTTGGCGAGTACGCCTGCGTGCCAGTGTTCGAGTGCTTCGGCCACCACGTCCAGCTCCTGGCAGCGGATGGCGAAGATGGGGTAGGAGGAGGTGGTGCCGTAGATCATGCGCATCATCGGGCCGACCGCTTCGACTTGCTCGTCTTCGGCTTGCGGGCTGGTCAGTTTGAGCGACCAGAATCCGCCCTCCGAGGAGGTGAATAGCAGTTCCCATTCTGCTCCGCGGTAGTAGTCGCAGACGTTGCGGATGCGTGTCAGCAGGCCGTCTTCAGTCATCGTAGAGCCTTGTCATCTTGCCCTCTCGTAGCTCTTGCAGTATCTCGGGCGCGCTGGTCTCCATGCTCTTGAAGACTTGTCGCAGGACGGGCGGCATGGGTAGGCGCTGGGTGCGCTTGCCGTCCTCGTCGGCGGCGTAGTAGTAGGCGTCCAGGATCATGTCTCCGAAGGCGCGCATGCCGTCCTGCACGCCGATGGCGTAGGTCTCCTGGAGCGTGTCCACCTAGAAGGAGGACAGGTTCTTGAAGGCCTGGGATAGCTGCACGACGGCTCCCAGATTGAAACTCTGGTCGTCCAGCAGCGGGGTCATGGCGCGCAGAATGGCGATCCGGGCTTGCGAGAGGGCCTCGTCGCGCTCCTGCATGCGCTCGCGTTCGGCTTCGTAGTGCGCCTTCTCCTCGGGCGTCGGCTCGTAGGCCTGCGGCATGTGCGGATTGTTGATCACGCTGCTCCCTGGGTGGGGAAATGGCTTGGTTAGGCCGGATGCGCTGCTGATGGAGAAAGTCTCTTGCCTCGCTACTCCACGCATCCGGCGAGGAGAGCTTGACACACGCACCGCGCTCGTGCAAGCTGCGCCTGCTGATGATGATTGAAAGTCTCACCGGGCAATGACGCGCCTCGACTACGAGCGCGCTCGTCGCACCCGCAAGGCTGACTATGGCCTGGAATCCGGGCCATTGTTCGCCTGGCACCGCCGCAACAACAAGTTCTCCACCCCCTGCCACGTATGCGGAAACCCTGTCGCTGCGGGTTCTGCCCTGATGCGTAAGGCGGGGGAGCGTTGGCAAGTAGCACACACCTACCACAAGGACATAGCTAGCACCTGAGTGTAGCCCTCTGAAGCAGAAGGACGGGTCAATCCCCAGTTCTGCGAAACAGGCAAGGCTTGTGAGCCACAACCGCGCGAGTGCCTCCGCGACCATGTGGCGAGAATCCGTGAGTACATCCGGGGCAAGTCGAGGGAACAGGCCGTAGGAACAAGGCCACCGCTATGGGGAGGGTAGGGTGGGGCCAAGCGAAGCGTTCGCCCTTCTAGCTCGCCCCGCTCGAAACCCCTACCACCACCACCGAGCACCTAACCCATTGTGCGCCCAGCCACAACCCGAAAGTCGGCCCGCAGCGGAAGCTGGTGGTCAGGAAAATAGCGAAGCGATGGGACCCTTTGGTCGTCTTCGAGTCTCCGGGGCCAGCCGGCCCGGCCCCGGTAGCCTTGGGGGTCTGGTTGTCTGTTTGGGGTGGGCACCCTGCAACGGGCCGCGCCCCGGCTGCCGGGCTCGCAGGGGTGGGTGTCCGGCCAGGCCACCCCCCGGGCAGGGGCTCGCAGCTCCGGGGCGGACCAAGCGAAAGCCCCCCGGCCGGTGGTCGGCACGGGGGGCTCGGCTTCGCGCGGGGGCTAGTAGTTCCGGGCGTCCCTCACTATCTCCGCAAGGACGATGGCCAGGAGGGCGATCCAGACCGCGAGGCGTCGCAGGTGCGGCATGGTCTCACCTCCTCGGGCCGGGGTTGTGTGGGGGTCGGCTAGGGCCGGGTGGGCGTCGAGGTTGTGGGCGCGGATGGTTGCGGCGGCGCTGGCGTGCCACTGCCAGGTTGGTTCGG